ATCCGATTAAGCTTACGTACAAAAGCCATTTAGAATTTCTTTACTTACAAAGAACATTTAACATTTTACAATGATGCCACTCATAGACGCATCAATTTACTTAGGCATTGCAGTCATACTGTATTTGTCGACAACGGAGCTCGCTACTCTGTTGGTTTATCTGCTGTTAATATTTTTAGCAAGAACAGCAACCAGTCTTGTGCAGGGTGTCACATTCATTTTATCAATCGTGAATGTTGCATTTAGTTACACGTTAATAATTTCCGCCCTTTTCCTTCTATGGTCCTTTGGCCTCTGTGTCAGAGTAGTTAATTGGGCGAGACACCTATACTGGCAAGACATAAGGACAAAGATATTGTCCTGGTTTATATTTTACCCCGATTTTGATCACAATCTTTATCGTAGTAGTTTTCGCAATACACCGATGGTTTACCGGGGTGTTGAGAATACAAATCTGCATGGTGAATCAGCCTCCATCCGGTCAGCTGGTTCTGCATCTGCAGATTTTTATATTAAATCAATGGGATTAAAACCCTATTACATACAACAAGGAAAAACCGACCAGAGGAGAGGTCACCTTGGCTCTCGTTCATACCATTGGATGAGAGACATTGACACCAAAATCAGCAAACTGGAGGACGTATCGGAGTATGGTCTCGTTATGGTTGATACTGCATTTTATTTAGACATGCATTGGTGGCTGGCAGGCAGGGAGAACGTGACGTTATTAGTCACTGTGAATCCGAAGTCTGTGTCAAAAATTGGTAAGGAAGTTAGTTATAAGTTCGATCATCGCAATGATGGTGATTGGCTTGACTTCCGAGTCAAAGGCAACTCTCGTTACTACAGCCAGGTCTGGGATTGGAACTCAGACACTATTGTGGTTCGTCATATTGGATGGTTCACGACGACTTTTACAAGTTACAATGTAGAACGGCGTGCAATCAGTGAAAACCTACCAAATGACAACATGGATCACGATCTGGTGCTGCTCACTCCAGTAGCATCTTTAGTTCTCCCACTTTGGTGGAGTACTAGCCCATTGAAAGGCAAGTTGCTAGAGAGATTTAAAGTCTCAGAAGGTGACTGGAACTCATTGATAGTATTTGAAGATGAGGGTCCTAGCGTATCGATAGGAAAAGCTGGTAGTTACAACTCATTCCGAGTTCCTCTGGAAGTCCATGAAGGACTAAGATCAAATGCAATCTCGTTTAAATCCGCGATTACAAGTTATCAAATCAAAAAGTCTTCTTCAGAAGCAAAGATCGTTATGCCACATCATGAATTGCAGTTAGCAGTAGAATACTACAAAGCAAAGACACCAAAATCCGACAATTGGACATACCAATCTTCAGTCGCGATAACCGGAGATGTCATACGCTTTGGTTTCCATCCTACCTTAGAGGAGATGGCTAAGTTGAAACCAGCTATTCGAAGTTTTATGGGACCTCTTTACAAAGGCGCGCACTCACCTGCAGTCTCCTTTGGCAATAGGGTCAGATCCGTTGAATCTCGAGTCATTGCTTTACAGCAAGGTTCAGTCAACCCCAGCAATTTCGTGTTGAAAACTATGAATGAATTCGTTGAGTTCGTGAAGGAGGATCTTTTGCAAGGTGATGAGTCACTCGAACCTTATGATGAAGAAAAATGTCTAAGTCGACAAGTATCAAAAACTCAACAGGAGATATATACAAGTGGTTTGGATGCTAGATATGCGTCAAACCATGTTGGATCTTTTGGCAAGCGAGAGGCTTCCACCAAGATCAATGATCTGAGAAACATTACGAACTTCTCTGGTGCTGATAAAGTAGCAATAGCCCCATTCGCTTATGCTGCAATGGATCGAGCCAAATATCTACCTTGGTATGGTGGCTCTAAGCCGCCCGCAGACTTGAGTCGAAGAGTAGCAGAGCTCGCTTCAAAAGCAGCTAAGATGCTGATGTCAGACTTTGTTAGACAAGATGGGACAACCAAAATTCCAATTCGTATTATGGAACGCAAGTTGTTCATTGCCTTATTTGATAGAATACACCATGAACTTGTTCTGAAAGGAATTTCACTCACATACAACCGTTTAGTGAGAATGGAACCCCCTGATGAAAGTGAGGATTCATGGTCGTACCAACAAGGAACAGGTGTTGGCTCTGGCAGCTTGTTAACAACATTCACAAACACAGCTGGTAATGCTTTTTGCATGTACCTCAGCTTTAGAATGTATGGATTGGAACCAAGACACTCTTATGATAGTCTGGGAGTTTACATGGGGGATGATGGTTTGACACCAAATCCATCGCCTTATGTCGAGCGTGCTGCGGAAGCCCTCGGATATCGAGTTACTATAGACATGGCCAAACGTGGTGAGAGAATCACGCTGTGTTCAAGACAATTCGGTCCTGCTGTTTGGAATGGAGACCCAGATAATTGCTGCTCCTTCTACAGAACAATAACCAAACTTCATTTGACTACGAGCATTTGTGATCCAATAACAAAAGTTTATCAGAAAGCAATGGCGCTACGTTGCACTGATCCTAACACACCAATATTTGGAGACTGGTCTCTAGCTGTTCTCAAACATATTTCTAAGTTTACTGGAAAATCTATAGGTCAACTAGAAAGAGACAACCCATTGCCGAAATCATCAAGTTGGTTTGCGCGCAAGATAATGGATGGAGAGCCAGCATTCGTCAACCAAAACAACAATGGATGGATGTGGGATTATGCCAGCGAGGAGCTGGAAACTTTTGATTATGCGAAGCTGCAACGCTGGATAGTCTGGCTAGAAGATGCTGGAGATATCAATGCAGTCCTCAAGACACCTATGTGTGGAGGACTTGACGAGATTGTGGCAAAGAAAGCAGTAACTGATTCTAAAGATGACGTTGCTGTCGAGTTCAATGGTGATACAGTGAAAGTACAAGTAGATACTCCTGTGGTTAAGAAATCGCCTGAGCTCAGTTACTGGGACTATTGTGACCAGTTTCAAGTGGATAAGTGCAAGGTCTCACTCTGTGGCAGAGAACATGCCAAGAGACCGAAGTATTGTAGAGCTTATTCCCGTGATTTGTGTAAGAGAAAGAAGTGTAAACACAAACACGAGATCGTGTATTGCAAGAAGTTCATACGTGGAGAATGTGCGAACGATAAATGCTGGAAGTGTCATGACCTTGA